CTGGTGGTATTGCAGCCCTTGGTCCACTTGGTACAGCTGCTAGTGCCGCTGAGACTGCTGGTAGAACACAGATCGCTCAACAGACACGTGATCCCGCTGATATCACACAAGCTGCACTTGCTGGTATCTCTTCTTTAGGCGATGTAGCGACGTACAATCCTGTAACTGCAATACCCGGTGAAATAGTTTCAACAGCTGCTGATGTTGCTAATATCGTCATTGACAAAGCCAGAGCGCCTAAACCGAAACCGGTTCAAATTGATCAACTTATACCTAGACCAAAGGCGGTCATGGCTAACACCCCTACTGGTGTGGCTCAGTTGAAAGCAATGCCTAAATCTAAAAACATTGATTTAGTTAACGAGGCTAAGTACTTTATCGTTAATCCAATTAGGAGTGCATTTGATCGTGTCTTCGGTAAACGTCCCATTTAACTAAACCTCCACCATTGGTGCCTAGGAGCCCTTCTACGGGGCCTCTAGGTGCCTTTACGTATATTCTACCATATGGACACTTTAACGGCCCTTAGAAACGATTTTAAGTTATTCCTCCAAGCACTGTGGGGACAACTAGATCTACCATCACCAACACGTGCTCAGTACGCAATTGCTGATTACCTACAACACGGTCCTAAGCGACTACAGATTCAAGCATTTCGAGGAGTCGGTAAATCGTGGATCACGGGAGCCTTTGTGCTGTGGACACTCTTTAACAACGCTGAAAAAAAGATCATGATTATCTCAGCTTCTAAGGAGCGTGCTGATAACATGTCTATCTTCCTGCAGAAGCTAATCATCGAGACACCTTGGCTATCACATTTGAGACCAAAGAGTGATGAGGCTAGGTGGAGTCGTATTAGCTTTGATGTTAACTGTAGTCCTCACCAAGCACCATCCGTTAAGTCGGTGGGTATTACAGGTCAGTTGACTGGTTCACGTGCAGACCTAATGATTCTTGATGACGTAGAGGTACCAGGTAACTCTATGACTGAGATGATGAGGGAGAAACTATTGCAGTTATGTACTGAGGCTGAATCAATCCTTACACCGAAAAAGGATAGTCGTATCATGTACCTTGGTACTCCACAGACTACCTTCACCATCTACCGTAAGCTAGCTGAGCGTAACTACCGTCCATTTGTGTGGCCATCACGCTACCCACGCAAAGACAAACTATCACAATATGAGAACCTCCTAGCTCCTCAGATCCTAGAGGATATAGAGATGGGGGTAGAGGAGTGGACACCTACAGATCCTGATCGCTTCACTAGTGATGACCTAGTAGAACGTGAAGCTGCTATGGGTCGTAGTAACTTCATGCTACAGTTCCAGCTAGACACAGCCCTTAGTGACGCTGAGAAGTTCCCACTCAAATTTAGTGACTTGGTAGTAACAAGCGGTGTGGTGTAGCGACCCACGCAACACCCTCAAGGATTTACCTACTGTCGGACTACCAGGTGACTACTTCTACTCACCCATGCAACTACAAGGGGAGTGGGGTCCGTACACAGAAACGATCTGCTCAGTAGACCCCTCAGGACGAGGTACAGACGAAACAGCAGCTACATACATATCACAAAGGAATGGCTTTCTCTACGTTCACGAAGTACGAGCTTATCGCGACGGTTATAGCGACAATACACTTCTTGACATCTTGCGTGGGTGTAAGCGGTACAATGTTACTAAACTACTCATCGAAACAAACTTCGGAGACGGTATCGTCGCAGAACTGTTTAAGAAACACCTCCAACAAACTAAACAAGCAATAGACGTAGAGGAAGTACGGGCTAATGTACGTAAAGAAGATCGTATCATTGATGCTCTAGAACCTATCATGAACCAACATAAACTTATCGTTGATAGGAATGTTGTTGAGTGGGACTACTCCTCCAATAAAGACGCACCACCTGAGGAGCGTTTACTCTATATGCTTTTCTACCAAATGAGTAGGATGTGTCGTGAGAAAGGAGCAGTTAAACATGATGATAGACTCGATAGTCTAGCACAAGGTGTTAAGTACTTTACAGATGCCATGGGTATTAGTGCCTATGAAGCTGTTAAGATGCGTAAACAGGAAGAGTGGCAAGACGTATTAGACACATTTCTAGATGACCCTCAAACTGCTACAAATCACCTAGTGTTTGGGATGAATTTAGAGCAACGTAGAAAGGCTAGAGGTAAGACAAAAAGCTCTACTGCTACATGGGTTAGCTTGTGACAGTTGTAAATTGGCTAATCGCTGAGATCTCTTCTCCTGGAATTGATTTCGAGATCCCACCCGATTAAGGGGAAGTGGAGGGTGGACCACTTCTCCGGTAGGGAGGAAGACATGCCTCTATCGAGACACATCTTCCTCTTTATTAATGTCCCTGGGAATGGACATTCTGTAAGTACTACCTAACCCCAAAGACACAAACTTCCACTAACTAATACTGAATCCTGGAGTACTGATTCTCCCAATTTCTCTGAATCCTGTCACTACTTATTCTACTGTATACGTTATGAGTAGAACATATCGTAAGCAACCATTACGTAATCAATTCCGTCATCCCCGTACTTTTAATGAGATACGTAGTAATAGTGATGATTACTTGGATTCTGAATATACAGTAAGTACTAGGAATCGTTATATCCCATCAGCATGGGATGATATCACTGCTACCTCCATCTACCAAAACGATCACAAGTCCCAATGACTACCCACCAAGTCAAACTTATCCACATCACACCCAACGCTGAAGAGCTTATTAGTTACATGGCACGTGTGAGTAACCCAGCTAATCAATCAAATACTGAGACCTCTCAACGACTCATTAGGTATCTAATCGAGCATCAACATTGGTCACCGTTTGAGATGGTTAATATGTGTGTAGAGATTAACACCACTAGGAGTATAGCTGCACAGATCCTTAGGCATAGGTCCTTTTCTTTTCAGGAGTTCAGTCAACGCTACGCTGAGGTAACAAATAAAGCAGTTGTACCAGAATTACGTAGACAAGATACTAAGAACCGTCAAAATAGTATTGATGATCTAGACCCTTATGATGCTCAAGGTTTGCGTACAGAGATTGCAAGGTATTATGTTGAAGCAGATAAACTATACCAACGCCTACTTAGTTATGGGGTAGCTAAAGAGTGTGCTAGAGAAGTACTGCCCCTAGCTACACCTACTAGACTGTATATGAACGGTACCATCAGATCTTGGATTCATTACTGTCAACTACGGTGCGGTAATGGGACACAACTGGAACATAAGATCATTGCAGAAGGGGCCTATAAGCTCCTACAAGAGCATCTACCTAGTGTCTGCACTGCTCTAAATCATGCATAGTCGTACTGGTCCACGGGAACAAGGTAAACGGTACTCTAAGGGGTCTAAGAAGCCCCAGAAGGTCCGTCAGGCTAAGCAGAGGTACAAACACCTTAAGAAGAAGTACAAGCCCCTTACAGGTCATTCTGGAGGGGCCTCCTTAATTTTTGACATAAATTTAACAAGCCTTATATCGACAGTGGGTCTCGTAATTCCCCCCAGTGCCCCCCTCTTGCGATCAAGGACTCTCACGGTATACTAATGCTTAGCACTGTATGTAGTGTATTGCCAGCCTGTGGTACACTAATTAGTAGCGGTGCAGTACTGGTTACAACTGGTTAGTAACTGACAATGGGTAGACATAACGCTATATGTAGTGGTGTGTTGGTATGGTGACACTAGGGTAGATATCAAGTGATCTGTCTCCGCCTCCTCTAACAATAGGACAGTGCAGCTATAACGCTATGAGACATGCCTAGCAGCGGCTATAAGGCGCCTCTAACAGTTAATAGGTATACTGACACCAACAGGCCAGTAGAGAGGCATTGTAGGCGATAATGTATTCACACGACTTGCTCACTACGTTCACACTCACGCCCAGCATCACACAGCAGGCACACAGTAAGCATCGATAAGGAACGCTGATAGGGTTAATTAGTGGGCTACACGGTTCCACTGGGTTCTTGGGGTTGACACACCAGCCCAGACCTGGTATGGTAGGTTCATCGGTGGGGGAGGCGAGACCGTCGCTCCACCACTAGCACCTCGACAATTCAATATGTATGGTCGTCACAAGACGGACTTAGCGGAGCGAGCGATCCCGCGATGTGTTATAGGTTGCAACCCGACCTGACACTACGACCACGTTATTGTTAGTGTGCAGAGCCACATGCACGTTAAATAATTGTTCATGGCCGCCCGGATAGAGCCTAAGCCTCTGTTATATCCTGATGAGGTATATTACGCTTAGGCCATCAGTGGCTGCTAAGCCGCAACCCAAACAAACCACCACTACAACGGAGTTAATTATGTCTATTACTGTAGACAAGAAGATTGCTACTGGTCTTCTTGGTAAAGCTAAGACTGGTAATGATCTCTTGTCTGTACTTGAGATGATTACAGCTACCTTCACACAACCAACTACTGCTGTCCCTACACTTGAGGAGATTGAGTTTTAATGTTTACCCTTGCCTTACTCGTTCTTGTTTCCGGTACCGTATTCGCCATTAAGGAGATCAATGACAACGTATTCCTTTGACCAGTTACAGGCTGCTGTGCAAGACTGCACCAGTTATGACCTTATCCAACGGTTTGGAGATGACTATGATGAGTATGTTCTCATCGATCCTTATGGTGATCAAGATGGTGAGCCATTCTATGAGCTTGGTGATGTAGAGGACTTCATCCGTAACAATGACCAGGTTGATGCATACCTTTACGAGCTTACCTCTAAATGATGTACACCATTTCACGCATGGATGATGAGGGCAACATGCTTGCTCTTGATACATTCGATTCATACAGTGAGGCTGAGATGAACATCGATGCCTACTTCGACATGTATCCTTATGCTTATGTAGACATCCTCGTATCACCAAATTGACTTCATTCACAATCACGCGCACATTACCTATGACCACCACTGCTCCAGTCTTTATGCTCAAGGGTGATTCACTTCTTGACTTCGTTAATGACAAGATGCCCCTTATTAATAGAGGTGAGCTAACACGCACTGAAATGATCAAGGACGCTGGCTATGTCTATGACAATGGCAAGGCTATGTATGTAGACTTCTACACTGAGCTACTCAATGCTCGTGGTGTTGTACCTACCACTAATGTAGACACTGTAGAACAGGAGTAT